AGAGAGTGGGATTCAGCGCTACTGGCGTAGATTGCAGAGCTAGGCTCTGTCTTACGTCTACTCACACTCTAGACAACGCCCTGCCTAGTTGGATTGCTCCAAACAACCAGAATCGGTTTTCTTCCTTCAGGTCTGACAGATGATTAAACCCTGGATTTTACTCCTAGCGATTTATGATGTTCCGATTAAACTGCCAAGACTACCTTCTTGCAGTGCGTTTAGCCCTTTACCTAGAGAACTTCTCTCTAGAACCAGCGGAGGTCTAAGTATGTCGAAGAATACTGTTATTTTACCACGGCGGATAAATCCGCTTGCTCGTTTTTCATCCCACCCTTGAAAGTGGTGGGCTTTCAAACTTCAGGAGCTATGTAAGCTCCTATCTGAGTTGTCCTGTCCGGGTGGCATAGATAGAGGGCTAAAGCCCCGCGCCTTCAGGCCGGGGATTGCCTTACCAAGAACTTGGGTCTAAAGCCCCGCACTTCAGGGCGGCTTTACGCTGGCAATGTTAGTATAAGACATGATTGTTTTAGAGTTTAAGGCAAGAGTTAGCTCAACTCAGGCTATTGCAATAGACGAAGCTATTAGAACAGCCCAGTTTGTTCGCAACAAGGCTTTGAGGTATTGGCTAGATAACAAAGGTACGAGCAAGTATGACTTAAGCAGGTTATGCAAGACTCTAGCCTCTGAATTCCCTTTTGCTAATAAACTCAATTCTATGGCGCGTCAAGCGAGTGCTGAACGAGCATGGAGTGCTATCAGTCGGTTCTATGACAACTGCAAGAAAGGGATTAAGCCTGTCGGTTTTCCAAAGTTTAAGAAGTTTGCGAGGTCCGTGGAATATAAAACCACTGGCTGGAAGCTACTGGAGCCGAAGCGAATCAAGTTTACTGATGGGTTTGACGTCGGTGAATTGAGACTGATTGGAACCTATGATCTATCCCTGTATAATCCTGCTCAAATTAGGCGGGTGCGAATAGTTCGTAGAGCAGACGGCTATTATGTCCAGTTTTGCATTGATGTCGAAGTCACTAAAGAGCTAGAGCCATCGGGCAATACGATTGGCCTTGATGTCGGTCTAGAGCATTTCTATACCGATAGTGAGGGCCATCATGAACCCATTGAGAAGTTCTATAAAGACTCTCAGGGTAAACGAGCAATGCTTCAACGTCGATTGAGCCGAACTCAAAAGGGTTCAGCTAACCGACGTAAAGCCAGAAATCGACTGGCTAGACATGAATTGAAAGTCTCACGGCAGCGTATAGAGAGAGCTAAAAGACTAGCGCTCTGCGTAATCAAATCTAACGACTTGATTGCTTATGAAGACTTGAGAATTCGGAACTTGGTTAAAAACCACTGTCTAGCAAAAGCGATTCATGATGCAGGTTGGTATCAGTTTAGAAAGTGGCTTGAGTACTTCGGGAAGAAGTATGGGAAAGTCACGGTTGCTGTCAATCCTGCATACACATCTCAAGAATGTTCAGATTGCGGGGCTATTGTGAAAAAGTCTCTGTCTACTCGCAGCCATGTTTGTGAATGTGGTTGTGTGTTGCACAGAGATCATAATGCTGCAATCAATATTTTGAGACGTGGATTAAGTACGGTGGGTCACACCGGAACTTGGTTGCTAGACAACCTAAACGCTCCTGGAGATGTAACCTCTACTGTTCTAGACTCCGGTCTAATGCAGCAAGTCGCGTCGTAGAAAGGAGAATCCCCCTGCTTCAGCGGGGGGAGTAGTCAACCAGCCTTAGCCAATCGATCTTGTACTATTTCCTCTAACTCAGCTTCAGTCACCTGCAACTGAGAACCCTTAGGAGAAGTCGGTGCTTTGCCTCCCCTAGCAGTTGTTTTCTTCGCAGTTGTTTTCTTTGCAGTTGTTCTCTTCGCAGCCTTCTTTGCCCCGGATTTTACTTTTGCAGGCGAAGTAGTCGTTGCTTTTACATCAATCACATTGTCCGCATCGTCCGCATCGTCCGCATCGGACGATGCCTTATTCATATTGATGTTCAAATTCTCAGTTTGAGAGATGAATTCCTCTTGGTTAAAACAATCTATAACAGGCCCAAAAACGCCTACCACCATATCCACTGGCCCGATTCGTAAGATCGCTTTAATCTCTCTAGAATGGTCCGTGTGGGTGCGACTTGAATAACTGACAATGCCAGCATCTTCTAAGTCCGGGCAAATATTGCAAATGCGTTCACACAGTTGATATCGGATTGTTGTGTTGTGGTTAATCCTGACAATTAGGCGCTCCCACATCCTTTGAACTACAAGACCACTAGCCTCTTCCTCGTCCTTGTCTTGCATCTCCATTTCTAGCTGCTCATTATGCTCTGCCGACATCTGCGTAAAAGCATCGTAAAGGCCACTCTCGTCTGTCAAAATTGAATCCATGTCCTTGACCAGCAGAGTCATAAAGAACATGGCGTCATAATCAGTCACAATCGCCTCATACGGCTGATCGTCTACATATAAAGTGCAGTTTTTAAGCATTGTTACCTCTTAGGCATAGGGGGCTGTTCATGTTCTCCAGTAAAAAGGTCTCGGACAACACACCGAAGAGTAGGTCTACAGATTAACTCAACAGTCCACAGGGTGGGTTTTTTAATGGAAGCCATAATATAAGGCTCAATTTGACCTTCATTTAAGACATCCCAAACCATACCAAAGTCATGAGGAAACATCTGCTTGATCTCAAACAAACCATGCTCAATCCTCATTGCGATCGCGCCTGCTTGCATTGTTGCTTCTAACTCTGTTTCAAACGCCTCTCTCAGCAGCATAGTAAACCGAAATATTTTATGGACTTTAGAGCCAGGGTAGCTTTGGTCAGAGTCATAAGCAGGTGGGCTGAGATACCCATAACGCTCACCTGCGAAGATATCATCCCAATCCCGCTCCCCTCTTTGAGGCTCACTAAAATGAAAATAATTGGTCAATAACTCATGAAAAAAGTTGATTAGTTCCAATATGTTTGTTTCATAAGGGCTTTTATAGGTTGGCTGAATAGGGTATGGGCTAACTGGGATTGCCCCAAGCGTGCTAGTAGGCATGAGATGAAGAATACTGCATTATCGTTTCCTTTGGTTGCCGAAACCGCTTGAATTCCGCGACTCTGTTAAAATTATCGCAAAACTTTTAACTGATGCCGATAGTTGGTCTAACTGACAACATTGTCCCTCGATTTCCCTTGATTGGTAGACTACGTAAAGGGTCGCCGCAAATTAGCGGAGAGGCTGGAGATGACTTAAACCACTTCCGATTTTCTCCAGTCCGTGGCCATGAGTATTTAACACCAATCTTTACAGAAGCCTATGGGCGAAACCCCAAAGAGATTCGAGCATGGCTGGCCTTTGAAACCTTAGAGGAGTGCTTTCCCACTTGGATGGATGAGTATAGTACTCATGGGAGTTTACTCCGTCGGTGTGACGGTGATACCCTATACCGCTGGCGGAGTAAAGACGGCTTTTTGAAAAATGAACACAAACCTTGTGAGCGATCGCAAGGTTGCAACTGTATGAATCGAGGCTATTTAAATCTAATCCTGCCAGGCTTCTTGCGGAATAACTGCATCGGCATGGTGCAAATGCAAACAGGGTATTACCTTGATATCCTCACCCTCTCTGGCAACATAAAAGCCACGACCCAATACGTTGCCTCTCTCAAAGGTATAGAATTCACGCTTAAACGAGAGCCCAAAACAGTCACTGTCAATGAGAAAGGGAAGGCTTGTTCCAAAGAAAAATACATCTGCAGCTTGACCCCAGTTGCCGCAGAATGCCAAAACTGGTTTAAACCTCCTCCTTTACTTTTGAGTGCTGCTAACCCTCTTCCCCCTCCTCTTAACCCACCCCCTGAAAAACATATCCAGACTTTGCTCTCGGCTACTCGCATTCAGTTCAGTGTAGTCAAAGCGATTGCCAAGCGAATTGCCAATACTGACAACCTCAGCCAGTTGAGTAATGAACAACTCTTTCGACTGCAGTTAGAAGTGCTGGCTAAATTTGCTGTCAACTCAAAAAAATTTCTGAGTGTCCCGAGTGCGATCTTAGACTTACAGCACTTGCTAAATCAGTTAGAAGCCCCCAGTCAGCCACTGACTGATGATTTACTGCAGCAATGTCTATCCTATTTATCGACCATGCCCAATGAGTTCAACGGGACCTTCCCTAGAACTGAACCCACTAACTACTGATGCATTATGCCAAGCTCTAAACGAACTTCCTCCAAAAAATCTACCTCTAGCGCAGCTAACTCAGACCCAACCTCACAAGATCTAACTAGCATCGATAGCAGCAGTCTAGAAGAAACGGATAAAACTTCTGAACCCGCTCCAGTACTGCCCCCAGAACAGCAAGTGGAACGACTACTTGAAGAAGGGCCTGGGGAATTTAGCTTCCCTGGCAACCTCAATGACATTGACCGAATGCGGGTTGTAATTTCCTATCTAGAGCCTGCTAAAACCTGCATCTTTGATCCTCGTAGCAAGTCTTGGGTCGGCACAAAGCCCACAAACTTAAAAACCCCCCTAGATCAGCTCAACCCAGACCTCCCTGAGAATCGGTTAACTCTGATGGCTTTAGCTATTCACCAAATTAAACAGGAAATGCTGGAAATCGCAAAAAATGCTTCCCCTGATGAGTAGCTTGTCGCGGGGCTTCCCCGCGCCTTCAGGCCGGGGATTGCCTTACAATTCCATCTTGTACAGCTTGGCAACATCTCTAGGATGAATACACAGATAGGCCATTGTTTGGGCTTCTGTGCTGTGGCCAAAAGCCTTCATGATTGTGGCAAGGTGTGTCTTTCGTTTATATTGCCAGTGCCCCCAAGTCTTACGAAGAGTGTGACTGGCAAAATTCCCCTCTAACCCTTCATCTCGGCACCATTCTTTAACCAAGCGAGATAGATATACCACTTGAATTGGCTCTTCAGGGAACCTGCGAGACTGAAACAAAAAGTCATTATCGTAGTAAAAGCGAGATCCCAGTAACCTCTGCACACAGTCCACAGCCGGTCCATTGACACTGACTCGTCGATAAGACTTTGTTTTTGGCTGAAAAATCTTCAACTCATCTCCTGGCTTTAGCTTACGAACTTGGCTAACCCGGACCGATAGAATCTCTTGGGCTCGATAAGCCGTATTAATCCCAAAGACAAACAGAGCATGGTTGCGAGGTGAATCATAAAGCCGCTTCTTAATCCGTCGAATTGCAGCTTTTGTGCGAATAGGCTCCACTAATGTGGAGCACCCCTTTTTAGGATGATTTGGGTTTTTTGAGTTCATTTTCCTTGACAGCAGTTTTAAGGAAAATTATACCCTTAGAGGGTTTCAAGTTCTCAGTTTCGCTAAGTCCCGCACCAAACTTAAAAAAAAGCGGAAATTCCCCCAAAAATGCGGATTGAAATCTTCCGCATTAATAACGCCAGCCACCTGAGATCGCATAAGCATCGGCCAATATAACCTGCACTATCTGCTCTGCATGGCGTTCTGCATGATTAAAAAAACTTTGGTCTGTGGCGTAACTAAATAAATCATTGTCGATGTAGTTCTGCGACACAGTTAAATGTTCAGACCTATTCCAAGGCTTGAAGTTAACAGTTACTTGATAGCCATGATGTGTTTTGCGAACGCACGTTTGCACGTCATCCAAAAGACTATCATGGACGATACCGAGTTCTAGCACCTTTTTGGCAATATAAAAAATGCGATCAAATCCGGTTTTTAACTCTAACTTTGGAACATTTGCAGTTGACATAATTATATATATTCTAACCGCAGTTTAACTGATTTAGGTGGGATAAAGTTTTACCACCAAGGATCGTAAGTTTCAATCATATTTGCTTCAGACATCATCAGCGCATCTGCATAGTCCGGAGATTTAATGCCACGGGATGACATATCTTTTTTAGATTCAATCTTGATCAGTCCACGACTATTAAACCCCCATTTAGGTGTAGATAACTCCACAATTAGCTGCGGATGATTAGGGATTGAAATTAATTCTTCAGGTTCATACAGGGCAATGCCTTTCACATACTCATAAGTTCGTTCAAACCGGCGTCTTAATAACCACCACACTTCTGATCTTAAATCTGCAAAAATATCTCTGCCTTGTCGATCATCAAACTCAGGATAGATTGTGTCACTGGCTGCTCCCCCTGACATCACCCCACCGACTAAAAAATTAAGCTTGCGGTCATCTGCCATAGCCCGTAAGTCACCAGTGACCCCAGCACCAACGCCATTGGCGTCATAATTTAACTGGTAAATTTCATGCTGCTCACACAGCATTTTAGTCTTATGGGCAGTCTGAAACGTGGTTCCTTCTTCCCATGATTCAATAAATCTAATGTTTGGGCCATTGCGGTAAATAAATACATTCTTAGCTGCTCCTCCAGCGGCAACATCTAAACCAGCTATTCGAGGGCCACTGGTCGGTAGGTATAGCTCAATAGCTGCTTTGACATGAGAACCATCAATCGTCACATTCTCTACAGAAGCCAAATAATCAATTAAGATTTCTCTAGCGACTAAAACCTTGTCATACTTTTTCTCTTGCTGCTCTAGCCATTGTTCGTTCTTCCCTGGATGCTCCCAATAGTTAAAGGTAAAGACACTGATATTACCGGCCATGCGTTTGCGGTAAAAAAGATTGCCAGGTCCATTAGGGGTAGAAGTGTAAAAAATCACATTGGCATTTTGAGAGATGCCTGCTTCTGCCTTCTCCGCTCGATTAACAAAGGCAAATTCATCATAGTCGTAGATAGTCGCTCGACCACCTCGACCTGTCTCATCCCCTGACTCGCCCGTAATGGTAGACCCATTTTCATGGTTAATAATCTTCATATAGCCTGCTGTGTAGTTTTGTGGCCGCATCCATGCAGGCAAACGCTTTAAGATGAATCGCACTTTCTCTAGTAAGGAGTCCATATCTCCTAGGCGGTCCACAAAATCTGATTTGCGAGAGCCAAAAGTTCCTTTAAATCCCTCTAAAAATATGAATTGGTGAGCCTGGTGGCAGACGTTAAGCCAAGACACGCCCATATCCCGGCTTTTTTCTATTAGGCCGTTTTCTTCTTGATTGGCAATCCCAATTCGCCATTGGATGTACTCTTGCTGTTTTTGAAACATCGTAAAAGGAATAATCCGACTGCCACGACGTCTAGGGTCATAGGTCCAGACAAAGTTGTTAATCCAAAATTCAATGTTTTCAGTGCAAGCTGTATAAACCTGTCGTCGGAAATCTGTATCCGCATCTGCTTTTGAAAGCAGTTTTGCTCTCTGCTCTAAGTTCTTGCGGTTAATCCCAATCTCTGACACGCTCTAGCTCAATACCAAACTCATCATGTTGATAGGTCCTTAGCTCTTCGATTGTCATGATAGGCCGTCCAGTTACGCCATGGCATGGGTGACACTCAATTGCGATCGCAGGCTGGCCAAACAAAATACTATCGCTCATCCGTTTCAACAACTGATCGCTCTTTGAAGAAATTAAATCAAGAAGTAAGTTTTGTCTTCTAGAAGTATCTGGAGATTCAGCTGAAGAGCTAATTCTTAGAAACGGGCTGAACGTCTGAGTGCAGTTATTAAATAAGTAGCTGAGAACAGCAGCATCTTTACTCTTATTATCTGTGTTGATAATGATATTTTTATCGCTAAATAAATCCTTTTTTTTAGTAGCACTAGACGTAATATAATCTATCCGTTGATCTACACTTAAAGAATCCACCCACATACTGGCTTTTTCAATATCATAGGAGTCAAACACCTTAGACCGTTTGCCAATGTCTTTGAATGCATAATGCCAAAATTTTTTTAACTGCGATTCATCCGTTTTAGTTATAGAAGGTTGAAGATAGAAATCTAGTAAGTAGGAAACACTATTAGAGGTGAAGTACCGGGTCAATAAGGCATTGCAATGGTTTAGCACCAATTCCATTGTTTGACATGCAGTAGAGTCATCGCTTAGGCGATCAACAATATCTTGGATAATCAAGCAAATATCTTCTGGAAGAAGAAAGAAGTCTTTTTTGAGTTCTCGCTTATATCTTGCCTTTTCAATATTAGATAATCCAGATCTCTCTATTTTTCTTTCAATACTAGTTTTTTGGTTTTCATCTAAATAAAGATCTTGATCTATTAACATTGATATCCTTAAACTGAATCCACCACTTGCTCTAATACGTGTTCAATTAAATCCTGATCCGATAGACCCTGTCTCTCAATAGGTGTTAAAACTTTGTGCTTAGAGTGTTCAGTGCCTTCTTGATTAATAGCCGGTGTACTGCCGCCGCCGATCCCTTTGCCTGTTTTTGGATTATAAACCCCCATTACAGCTATTTCGCCCAGTGTTTTTAATGCATTTATATGCGACTGGATGTCTTTAGAGGTCCATCTTACTGGCTTGATAATAATGGCTTTGCCATCATTATCTTGAGTTGTAATTTCAGTGATAGGGTATTGGATCATTTCTTCGACACGGCGCAATAAGTTCTCGTAAAGAGACCAGCTTTTATCTTGTATCTCAACTCGCCTGGCCTCATATTGTTTTTCTTCTTGCTCGTAGTTGTAGCGATCATAAAGGTCTGCCCGTTCTTCCCATCGCCATTCCTTGGCTTTAGTGTCCCAAGAGCTAGGGCAACTTTCTATTTCTTCAATGGGCTTTTCCGTATCTCGGCTGGTTGGTGCGTAGTCTGGGTCTTGCCGCGATTGTCTAATCCATTCTCGGTAAACTTTGATCCGCGATCTCGTAATTCCCATTCTGCGGAATTTGGTAAAGCGTCCAAACCATAAACTAGGTTCTCTGGGCCAGCGTACCCAAGCAAGCCTATCTTCAGGGAAATCTTGCTGATTGACACTCAATTTCTGCATAAACTAGAAAGATAGTTGTTGAATTTCAATTATCCGCGAATGCGAGTGAAGACTCCAATAGTTGGAGTCTTCACGCTAAATAGCGCCTATCTCAGCTAAGGATTTATCCGCCGTGGTAGCATATCCGTATTCTTCGACATACAATACTTAGTGGCTAATTTTGACTCAACACAATTTGGCACAAAGCTGACGGCTGCCCAAGAAAAGACGTTGGCGTTATTTTGTTGCCCGCACGATCTCAAGTGTGAGGCAATGTATCGGATGATTCTGCAGCTATCTTTGATGGATGAGGCTGGTGAGCTAGAAATTTTGGCATTTAAAAATCACGCTGCTGAACGCTATCGATATATGAAAGTAACGCCCAATGATGAGATGCGGACCTTTATTGACCTGTATTGGAAAGGGGCACAGCAGAAAACGTGTGATTACTTTTTCCAACTAGCGCAAAATATTGAACCCTATCCAAAGCTGCAAACTCTTGATGCCTGCTATAAGGCTTTATGTACCTACCGGCGCCAAACTGGGTTGATGCAAATGCCCTGTGCTGACGTGGTTCAATACTTAAGCTTACGTGTCTCTCGGAAGCAGTTGCGTTCTTACTTGTGGGAGCTGCATCAATCGCGCAAAATACACCTAAATTGTGGTGAAAGAGACGGGTATCAGCGTGTTCAGATTAGATCACGCGGCGTCACTACCATCTCGCTCGTGAGTGATCTAGCGCGATCTAGATCGCGATCCTCGAATGTAGATCATATAGTAGATCGATCCTGGATCACTCCCATTAATAGCTAGGTAGCTGATCTATCTAGCTATTAATGTAAATATTCCGTAATAAACCGTTAAAGGCTTTTGGGCTATAGCTTACAGCGGTTCTAATAAATTAATCATTCTTTTAGCTTGACTTACTCTGATTTTTGTCATAAATTTAATTCAGTTGAGTAAATTCCCAATCGGAAAACTCAATAATTAACGTACCTAAAAACTAAATAGCATTAGAGTAAATCCGATACAGGTATCGGTGTCTACCCCAATTCAACGGGTTTTAACCGATATCAGAATGGTGATGTTCTAGTGGTTATTGGTTTATGGTGATTAATTTTGTCATTATTTGCTGAGGTTACACTATGTTTTCTATGCCATTTTTCGCAATCGAGATTGCAAAAAATCAAGGGAGTCTAGTAATATTTCCCAACGCTACAGGGTTACTGTATCGACTCGCGCAAATTCCCCTAGAGTTACAGTTAGATCCCGATCAGTATTTAGCCGATCATCCTGAGTTACAGCCTGTCGCACAGTTGATCGTTAATAAAAATGGTTTATTATTCCCTATCGCGCTAGATAAATCTACAGAATATCAGCGCGTATTTGAGCGATTTTCTCACCTAAAAACGGCAAAAATAACACAGTTATTTAATCAGCGGTTTTTATCGTTAGAGTTAGCGATCGCGGCAATATCTAGCGCACTGAGCAGTAACGGCAAACAAGCGATCCCTGACCAGTTACACGCCTATTATACTCTAGTAGGACATCAGAATGCTTGTCAGCAACAGGTTAGAGAGTTGCTTAGGATTGATGAGAGATTGTTTAACTCAATCCCCGATCGCACGATTGATCAACCCGCAATCGAGATTACAGCAACGCCAATCCATCAGTTGACCTCTAAAACTACTCCGATCAGTAGAGGTAGAAAAAACGCTAAAAAAGCGAGTTAATTGATGCCTAGCTATCAGGCTAGGTCTAGAGAGAACGGATCACAGAAAACCACTGTGATCTGTTTGCCTAGCCAACGAAACTTAAAACGGTTAGAAAAACAGCCTATCCTAGGCGTTAAAAGGACTAAAACAAAATTATCTTGGGGAACTAGGGAGGGACAACAAGCGATCCGCTCTGACTCTGTAGGCTATCAATCTAGATGGCTAAGATCCCCCACTGGTCAGCCCTACGTGCTGCGAGTAGTTGATCGTTATTTGGTCCAGTTTATTCCCAGTGATCGGAAAACGATTTATATTGCTCAATTTGTCCACAATCGAGCGATCCTATTGATGGACGTGCCTAAAAATCATTATCTATACCTATCAATTGAAAAATTCCTAGGGATAGATCTAGATGATTGTGAACGCTCAATTGTGCAGTGCTATAGACGCGGCATGATCCGATCTTGCTCGACAGGCCAACACAATTTAAACAGACAACGGCATAAACGATCTAAATCTAGGAATCGACCGGGAAAAAGGGAACGATTAGCTAGGGAGCAATCTATTGATTTAATCCCCTATAGTGATTCAGTTGCGCTTAAAAAACATGAGTTAAAACGCAAACTGAATCATTAAATGGCTATGGTTGCTGACGCTGTTAGGAATTCTAACAGCGTTTTTTTTGTAATTCTACTAGAATGCTAGGAATTCAACCCTTTCAACGCTTGTATAAGCATGTCAAAAGACATGCTTTTTTTTATGCCCAATGCTAAGCTTTTTTTGCTCATATATCCATTAGAGACTCTAGCGGTTTTTTTGTGGCTTATCGCACCTATTAACTGCCTTTCATACCTATTAATTCCCCGCGTCAATCGCTTGTAGTTGCGATCGCACCTTAAAGCGCTTGTATTAAGTGCTAGCGCCTATTTTTGTTGTTCTGAACGTTGCGATCGCAGCGTTTTTTTATTGAGGTTGTTTGTTATGCGTTTCTTCAGAATGTTGTTTAAGGCTGCACTCAAAGTTTTAGCTAGTACTGCAATTAATTTTTTATTCTAAGGAGTTTTTTATGTCTTTTCAAGAATGGCTAAAAGCTGTCAACAAGGAAGTTGTCAAGATCACTGAAGGTCAAATTGGATTGTTTGATCTAGCTGACTGGTGCAGTCGTGATGCTTTTGACGATGGGCTAGATCCCAAAGAGGCGGCCTTAGAAGCAATCCAACACGATGATCTAGGGGGTGAGTTTTTGGCTAATATTGGCCTAGTCTAAAGGTTTTGCTTTGTATTGTTTTTGCGATCGCTTTTTTGCGATCGCTTTTTTTTGTACCCCATGGAGTGTATTTATGCCTACCAACCAAATAACGGCTAAGGATCTTGTAGAGCGAGAGGTTCATTATTGTGTGTCTTCTCTAGTCAGCAATTTATTGCAGTGGTCAGAATCTGAATTCTATGACGAGATCTTGCAAGTGACCGCAAGGGATGACTATGAGTCAGCCGCTGAATATGAAGGGTATCAAGTCGTCAGCAACGAAAATGGTCTTTTCTATTGGGAGCATAAGGATAATCCACAAGATCCAGAAATTGCTGACGAGTTTGATACAGAGTCTGAGGCTTGGCAAGATTGTTGTGAATATAACGGCTTGAATGTTGATCTAATTGAAGCCTACGAGCATTGGATCGTGTCTGACTGGCTCGCTAAAAAACTAGAAGAGTATGGCGAGATGGTCAGTTATGACGTGCATGGTTTGACTATTTGGGGTCGCACCACCACGGGTCAGGCCATCTGGATCGATGGTGTGATTGATCGCATCCTTCAAGATCTAATTGCAAGCTGAAAACTCGAGTGATATCGATAATCTAGAGGCCAAACCTTGATCTCATCTATCGCCAGACCTACCGTCATTGCCCTACTGGGTTTAATCGGCGGGTTAGTGGCAACGATCCACTTCACAATTCAAGTGGATGTTAACCCCAGGTTCTATGCCATCGAGCTAAAGATTAATCAGCTCGACCGAAAAATCGACCAAGTGGATCAGAAGGTGGATCAAGTCCTTCAGGTGCTCGAGAAGGAAAGGCACAGCTAGCTCCAAACCAGCAATATTCCCACCGTCAACTAGTTACCAATAATCTAGAGGCAAAACCTTGAAAACTAAATTATTAAAAATCTGCCTAAAACTAACTAAATCTGTAATCAAAAACCGTACAAACAATACTATTTCTAATGCTCTGATCAGAGATGGGCAGTTTGTTACCACTGATGGCCATCGATTGTTCCAAGTCCCAGTTAATGCTGAAGATGGCTGTTATTCCCACGAAGACTTGATGCTAGTGGCAAAACAAGCGGGACGAAAGAAAGACCTAGATCTTGAGTTGCCAGCGCTGAGCAATCCACCCAGTTATCCCCCTATTGAGCAGTTGTTTTCTGCTGATATAAAGTCTGAGTCTCACACCCAAGTGCTTGTTAATGCCCGACATCTGCGGGATCTATGTGATGCTGCGATCCCTGGGGACAAGGAAGCCCTTATATTGCTGTTTGTTGACAACAAATACAAAGAGCTGAAAACGCCGCTTGTGGCTCACTTTTTCGCGGATGAGAAGGGGACTGTTGCACGAGCGATCCAAATGCCGATCAAGATGGGGCTGATGTCCAAAATGCGATCGTTGCTGACTTTCACCGGAAGGGTTAAAGGCTTTCAATCTCTGCGATCTTGGTCAGTAATACACTCCCGTGAGGGTCGCGTCTTAAGGCAACATAAGCCGCCTGCTCAGGAGTAAGCCCATCAGCAAAAGATTTCTCTGCGTCCCAAGCAGCCAACTGTGAGTACTTGATTTCTCCTAATTTGACGCACTCCCACCTCTAAAGAGAGTGGGATTCAGCGCTACTGGCGTAGATTGCAGAGCTAGGCTCTGTCTTACGTCTACTCACACTCTAGACAACGCCCTGCCTAGTTGGATTGCTCCA